AAAAGTATTGTACCCTGGTACATTAGAATTAATCAAAAGTATAGAAAGTTTAAATAATTTTCAGAACGTTGAACCCGATTTGCCATTTAATTATGAAAACAAATTAGAAACAGCAAGCCAAACAAATGAATTAGTTGGTTTTGACACAAGCGGAGATATTACAACGAAAGATTTACTCATCAAAATAGCAGCTCCGCATGTGATGAACTTTCATGATGACGAAACTGCTTTGGTTCCAGGTGTTATTAATTTAAGTAACAAAAATATGAATTTTTCTCTTAAAGATGAATTTGGTGGTTTAACAGATGTGACAAAAACTTATATGACTAAATATCCAACTCATGCTCAACCAAATTATATCAAAAGGTATTTAGCCGACGCAACAGCTGCTTTAGATTTGTTTGGCAACAAATTAACGCTCAGACAAGTGGAACACGATCCGTATCAAGATGCACAAGACTTCGCTGAAGTTTATTTCAAAAAAGGAGCAGTAGCAGCATTGCCTGCAGTTACTTTAAATGCAGAGAGTATTAAAAATTGGTTATTAGAAAGACCAGACTGTGTTAATATATCAAAAGAACTACATGACATATTCAGTGACGGCTTAGAATTTTCGGGTATGGATCAAGTTAAAATCCACAATAAGCTGGAAAGCCGCATGAAAGACGTGTCTAAAGAATTGACAAATTTATTAACTCTAGACAGTGACATTAAAATGCCTGAAACTATCGATGAACAAAGGGTGCGCCAAATAGTGTGGCAGCGAAAAGGCATCACTTGCATTTTTGCTAGCTTTTTTAAAGACATTAAAGAAAATTTAAAAAGATGTTTAATTGATAAAGTACATTACGTGGATGGTTGGACTCCTCAACAAATAAGTGCTCATTTGAATAAAATTACAATAATTAACAATGACGTCCAATTTGCAGAAGATGATTTAGCTAAACAAGATCGACAAACTGACCACACTTGCATTAAAACTGAAATGGAAATATATAAAATTTTGGGAGGCAACACCCATGTAGTAGATATGTGGCACACCGTACATTTTAATTGGAGAGCTAAAGGTGCTTATATAAAGTTCGTTGGTGACGCAAGCAGACACACAGGTCAAGCTACAACTTCCTTAGGAAATGCAATAATCAATCTACTGGTTAAGAAGAGATTAGTGAAGTTGCATTTACCCTCTATATACGTTATGTATGTGTTAGGAGACGATAATATCATAGTGTGCAAATCAAACACTTTGACCAAAGAGTCAATAGAAACACAAAGCGCTCGTCATTTTAATATGCAATCCAAGGCTGTATTAAACAAATTACAAGGCAGCTTTTTACGTATGTTAATATATGTTAATATGAATAACACTTTAGAATGTTCACCAGATTTTGTCAGATTGTGCAGACGTTTTGAAGTTCTGAATGGAGTGTCCGACATAAATAACAATAACATCGAAATGCGAGCTATGAGTTATAGTTGTATGTTGGGTGCATTGAATGACAACTTAGAACTGATCAAAGAGAAACAATGGCCTATACGTCCAGGTAAATGGTACAACTATCACGCTGCGGTGCAAGCTTGTGCAAACATGTATAAGTGTTCAATTGATGAAGTAGAGAGTGATGTCAACCATCTCATAAACTATATGCGCAAACTTGAAACATTCGACAATGTTAAAAAACATTTCGTTTATGTGAAAAGGGGCAAACAAAATTC